GTCGGCGATGGCTCGATCTGGCGCTGGTTCATGCGGGCCTCGAGGGTCACGAAGGAGGCGCCATGAAACGCCGCATCGCCTACAAGGTCATGTCCGACCCCGAGCGCTACCGCCCGGACACCGTGCAGCGTGCGCTGCGGGTGGTGAGGAGGGATGCGCGAAGGGGGCGCGCCGGGGCGTCGTCCCTGTTCTTCTGGTGGACGCTACGGGATACTGCATGGCCCGCCTTCAAGGGCGCCTCACTCGGATTCGATGCAGCCGCTGTCGCGATGGAGGAGGCATGCAAGGCTGCCGCTGCTGGCGCCGAGGCCATGGCCGAGGTTGTGCGAGACGGCATGAAGACGCTGACGCACTATCGGTGGGAGACCACCATGGACGATCGGGTGAGGCCCGGGCATCTGGAGGGGCCGTGACCCGTCGCATCCTCGACATCTGGCCCGCGCTGCGCTGACTGCGAGGGGTGGGAGACGTGCCCGGTGCTGCGAGAAACCACAACCACACGAGGTGAGAGATGAAAGAAGAACGGGCGATGAGTCTCGGCAAGAGGCTGGTGGCGTGCGAAGGTTTTCGGTGGATGGCCGGGATGCGCCCGCGCCACCTCGACGGTGTCGGCTACCTACATGGAGCGAACATCCCGAACGAGGACCACGCCAAGGCGTTGCAGGGCAACAGGTGGTGGTGGCCAGACATGCGCGATCCAGCTACTCGCGGCTGCGTGCTGGAGCTGGTGAGGGATGTTTGGAGCGACTATCGTGGCGCTGGAACTGGGCGCCTCTGGATCGAATGGACGGACAGCCCCACGAGGGGGTGGATTGTTAGATCGGAGCTTGGCGGCGGGGCTGTTCCTGACGAGTGGCCGCTTGCCTGCTCGGAGGCCGACGCTATGGTCATGGCCATGGAGACGGCATCGCCTACAGCCCCACGCTCGACCTGACGCCCTTGCGGATCACGGCTCGCGGGTCTGGAAGTTCTCGTAGAGCCGCTCGCGGGCCTCGGTGGCGACGCGGGCGGCTTCCTCGATGTCATCGAAGCGGCCAAGCGCTACAGCGCGCCCGTTGTCGCGAACCTGAGCGAACCACTTCCCCCTGTCCGCGTCCCAATGAACGCCGCGATGGCCCGACTTGTTCTTGGGGCTCATTGCGCGGTTCTGGTTGTTCTGGCCCTGCGTGACTGCTCTGATGTTCTCGCGCCTGTTGTCGAGCCCGTCGCCATTCCAGTGGTCCACGGTGAGCTTGTCGCCAGGGCCAACGAGGAATCTGTGCAGGTAGACCAGCCCAGCCCCCCGGTTGCCCGCGGGGTAGCCCCTGACGTAGGTGGCACAGTCTCGACGATCGGCGACCCATCGGTGGTCAGACACAGCGTCTACATCGCCCAGGTCGATGAGCGCCCGCGCCTTCTCGGCTCCGTAGCGATCAGTGAGAACGATCTCGGCGTGGTCGTTGAAGATCTCGATCTCACTCGGTCCGCGCCTGTTGGTGAGCGGGGTCAGCGTGCCGCCCCTCCTGCGCTGCCCGTCGTGGCTCGAGCAGTAGCCGTTGGCGTGGTAGTCCCGATCGCATCCTGGGAATACGCACTTCCCGTCAGGCGTGATAATCTTCCTCTTGCGCGGCATGTTGGCCTCCTGAGTCCGTGTCGCGTTCGGCCTCGCCTGGTTGCGCCCGGGCGGGGTCGTTCAGATCATAGCCCGACGGAACTGCGGGCGCCGCGCCGGATCTCCTCCAGTCTTTTCTTGTTCCAGTCACCCATGCCTGACTGATTCGGGATCTCCCCCCGCACCGTCGGGCTCGCCTGCATCCACGCGAGTTCCGATTCTTTGCGGGCGTCCGCCTCGGCGATGAGTCGGGCGCGCTCCTCGGCGCCCTTCTTGAGTACGGGTAAAGCGACGCACCTGCAATTATGCGTTATGATGCCGTTGGCCGCATACCATCCCGTCGCGGTCTCGAGGTTGTAGACATGGCCCGCAAATACACAGCTACCTACGCGGAGAACGCGCACCGCCTCAACCTGGATGGGCGCAACCTGCGAGAGATCGCCGAGGCCCTGGGGGGCGGCGCTGACAACGTCGGCAAGTGCCTCCGCGCCCATGGGTTCGAGTACATCAGCCCCAAGCGTACGGCGCCAAACGCCAAGGACTACGACCGGACCGAGATGGCCGTTCGATACCAGGCTGGCGAGAGCGTCAAAGCTCTGGCGGAGTTCTACGGAGTGCAGAGACAGACGGTCACGAACGAACTCAAGCGTCGCGGCGTCGAACTTCGCGGGCGTAGCGAGGCCATGTTCGTCCGCATGGCCAGTACTACCGAGGAAGAACGCAAGCGCCTTACCAGCGCCGCGAACGAGGCTGTCAGGGGCCACGAGAAGAGCGCGGAGTGGCTCGGCAACATCGCCAAGTGCGGGCGTCGGCGCGTCGGCAAAGGCGAGAAGGAGTTCGCGGGATTCCTCACGGCTCATGGAGTCGAGCACGCCAGGCAGGTCCCAATCGACTCGTACGAGATCGACATCGTCGTCGGCGCCGTCGCCGTGGAAATCCACAGGGACGCTTCCGGACCGCTCGCAAGCGCACACAGACGAAAGCGCGTCGAACACCTGCTGAATGCAGGCTACTCCGTGCTCTACGTCGGCTTCCGCTCTGTCGCTGAGATCGTGGCGAACGCGGAACACCTCATCGCCCACCTCGACGAGATGCGCCGGGATCCAGCCGCGCCGCGTGAGTACAGGATGGTTCGGTGTCGCACGAAGCGTTTCACCCGTGGCCGTAACGATCTCGGCCAGATCACCGCTGAACCATCGCCGGTACGCTACTCGTGCGAGATGACAGAGCGACACGTCGGTGTCACCTGGTAGGCACTGCCAGAGCTCCCCGGGGTGCCCACGGTCCCCCGCATCGGAGGCCACGGGCGGCTGGCTCCACTTGTAGATGTTGCCATCCAGGTCGGCATGCTCCTGGCGCACCCTCGAGTCCCCCACCGTACTCCACTGATACTCCTCGACCCCCAGCGACTCCATGCGCTGCTGGGCGATGGCGGCTGACAGGTTCGCGGTCTGGTCCCTGGCCAGAAAGCTCGCCTTGTTCCACGTCAGATCGAAGCGCTTCTGATACTCCTTGGCCAGGTCGAGGGTCGGCTTCCCTGCGGCGACGGCGCGCATGACCTCGTCCGCTGTCCGCTCCAGGGCGTCGAGGCCCTTGTCCAGCATGGAGCGGGAGAAGTCCACGTTGGCCAGCACCCATGCCCTGACGTCCTGGGAGGGGACGTGGGTGGCGATCGGGATTGTGAACAGCCGGGACAACTCCCGGTCCGTGGCGTCCGTGGTGTCCTCGTCGATCTCCCTGCCGATGAGTTCGAGGCCGGGGACGTCCGCCTCGACAATGTCGTCCAGCATCCCGCGCACGGCCTGGATCACGGCGGGGACGGAGGGCCCGGCGTCCATGCGGCGCGGCAGGATGACCCCGTCCACGCGCTTGGACAGGTCGCCCTTGAGCTCCTCCACCTGCTTGGACTGCTCGCGGATGGAGGCACGGGCGACGCGCATCACCAGGTCGAAGACGAACTGCCACCGGGACTGCAGTAGTTCGCGCTGCATGGTCTCCAGGCGGTCGGAGAAGCGGGGGACGCGGCCGGAGAAGGGGCCCCCGGCGCGCTTGGCGTCCGTGCGGCCCAGGAGCATCCGTCGGTCCCTGGCCGTGATGCGGGCACGACGGCGGAGGGCAAACTTGGCGGCGGCATCGACGTCTGCGTGGACGATGCGGGAGCGTCCGGAGACCCAGCCGCCCTTCACCTGGTAGATGGGCACGGGGCCTCCTCCTGCGCCCTGTACTGCACCACCTCGCCGTCTGGCCGCAGCCAGATCAGCCGGGCCAGACTCTGGCGCACGGCCGGGGGCAGGGCGGCCCACCTTCGGCGCAGGTCCTCGATGGAGTCCACCACCTCACGCACGGGGGCAAGGTCCACGGTGAGGCAGACGGTGGAGTCGTTGGTCACTCCTCGCCCCCGTCCTTCCGATTCGCCAGGAACGGGAAGGTGGCGACGACACGGTCACCGCGCCGCAGCTCCAGGCGGGAGGCGATCCAGCCCGGGGACTTGTCCTCGTCGCGCTCGGCCACCCAGTCGCGCTGTAGCTCCAGCAGGCGCCCGACGTCCTCGGGCCTCATGGTCTCGCTGTATCCCAAGGTCTCGTGGGCTCGGTAGCCGGGGAACTGCTTGGCGCTCACCATGTGGGCCAGAGCGCGCAGCAGCTTCTCGTTGAGCTCGCGGAGGGTCCAGCCGTCGTGCTCGAGCACCGCGGCCGTTCCCAGCACCTGCAGCCCGGAGGTCGCCATGCGCTGGGGGCTCATGGTCTCGGCGATGGGGCGGGCCAGGGCTTCCACCTCGCCGTCCCTGGCTGGGTCCACGTCGCCCAGGTAGAGCACGGTGACGTGCGGGGGCTCGTCGTGGGCCAGCGGGCCGACGATGGCCTCGGCCTTCCTGCGCCACTCTGCGTGCTCCTCGATGCCTGCCTGGGGGACGGGCACCAGCAGGCACAGGGAGTCCTCGCTGGCGTCTGCTCGGTCTTGGGCCTGCTGGGCGGCGATCTGCTCCTCGATCATCCTGCGCGCGGCCTCCTCCGCCGCGGGGTCATCGGGCGTCGGGGTTCGCGCGGGCTTGGGATCGTCCTCCACCGGCTGCATCGAGTGCCTGTAGCCCCCGGGCTGGGCGTAGCGCTGCTTCCTGATCTCGTCCGGGGTCAGCACCCCGTCCATGATGGCGGCGGCGTCGGCCTGGGTGTGGACGAGCCTGATATCGGCCTGCTCCTTCTCGGACAGATCGCCCAGCGGCAGGAAGTCGATCGACCACTCCTTGGGCAGCGCGTTGCGCTCGACGTGGTAGAGCACGGTCACAAGCTGGCGCAGGGGCGGCTCGTAGCGGTCGATCTGCCAATCGGCCACGGCCTGGTACCAGAGGGATTGCCAGCTGCTGCCGTCGGTGTTCAGCCCTCCGGGCGCCTCGCCGAACAGCAGGGTCACGGGAGCCCCGAGCATCAGGGAGAGCTCCAGGCGGGCGTGGTCGGAAATGTCCTTGTAGCCGCTGGGGTTCGCGGCCACGCGCTGGAAGTCGTCGCCCGGGGTGAGCAGCACAGACTGCGCCACCGACTTCATCATGTTGAGCTTGCGGATCTGGCTGATCCAGTTCGCGCTCTCGTCGCCCGAGGTACGCGTCGGCGCGATCTTGAACACGGCGATTGATAACTCCTGGGCGATGCGAGCCCCGGACGCCCCGGTCTGGGACAGGTTCCGGATGGAGTCCCACAGCATCTGTCCGATCGGGTCCGCGCCCCACGCCGCCGAGTAGCCCTGGTTGGCGAACGCGAGTTCGGAGGGGGGCAGGTCGTCGCCGTAGAACCGGAGCAGGCGAGAGGCGTGCACGTCGGTCAGGGACCGGCGGGGCTTGTCCTGGGTGCTGGAGTACCCCGTCCGCCTTGGCGACAGGTGGTAGTGGGTGGGCATCCCCAGGGGACCGGCCTCGATATCGCTGTTGTAGCGAACCGGGAAGATCTCCCGACGATCGAAGATCTCCAGGCGATGGATACGCTTCACCTTGTCAGGCCGAAGCGGCTTGTTGAGCGGGTCCGGGTCGTCGGTGACCATCAGAACCAGACACTCACCCATGGCGCGGCCCCATGTGTCGGCGCGGCGGAACACGCGGCGGACGTCAAGGTCCCGCATCGCCTGCTGTAGGGGGCGTTCCTCGTCGCTGTCGTCGGAGATGGCGCACCACTTCGCGGTCGCCCAGGACGGGTGCAGCTGGCAGATCCGCCGGTAGAGCCCGCCGCGGAGCATGGCCACGAGCTCCTCGGCCGTGAGGTAGTCCCGTTCGATGTTGGGACGGGCCTGGGCCCCGGAGTCGCGGTAGCCGCCGAGCCCGGAGATGGCGTTGCTGACAGCGGCCCCAGAGAGGTTCTGCTCGCTGGAGTACGTCGAGTCGGCGCGCAGGCTCGGGGGGGCGACAGGGGCGGGTGGGCCGATGACGAGGTCGCGAAGTCTTGAGCGGACGGACATGAGGCCTCCTGGCCAGAATGATAGCACCTAACCCAACATGTCGAACCAAGACCGCTGCGAGACCTGCCCCTCGTCCTCACGGGTCCAGCGCATGTGCAGCTGGCTGCTCGCGTCCATGTCATCGTCGTTGGCGCCCAGCGGGAAGGCGACGATGTTCTCGATGTAGTCGCCGACCCAGTGCGCGATCTCTGGCGCTGGGAGGATGATGGCGCCGGCCTCGGCTGCGCGCTGCAGGTACCTGGCTCTCGCCGCCTTGGACTTGTCCGAGCCCGGGGTGTCCTTGTTCGGATGGAACCGCACCAAGGCCACGCCCATGTAGTACGGAGACCTGGCGTCCAGGTAGTTCGTGCCGTTTGCCGTGTCCTCTACGAGGCAGCCCCCGGAGGTCCGGACGATGAACCTGGACCACTTGGCGATCATCGCGTCCATGGCGAGGAAGTATTCGATGGACCCCATGCGGGCGTAGGTCCGGTCGAGCAGATAGCGCTTGCCGTCCTTCCTCGCGTGGCACTGGATGGCGTTGTAGTCCGCCTCGATCGTTCCCTTCTTCGCGGCGTCCGCGGTGACCCAGACCTCGTCAGCGGTGGCGGCGATGTCCTCGGGCTCGCAGTGGTAGCGCTCGCGGAACCACTCGCGCTTGACCGCGCCGCCCTCGGACGGCGTCGGGTTCATCTCCAGTTGAGCCTCTGCGTGCCGACCCAGGGCCCGGCGGAGCTCGGCGATGACCTCGTCGGTGTGACGGGCCGGATGCAGGCGCTCCCCTGGCGTCGTGCGGGGATCGTCCTCGGAGGCGTGCTCGTGCTCCGGCGCGTAGTGCATCGGCAGGCACAGGACCTTCCAGCCGCCCTCCCGCAGGGCATGGCCGGCGGGGTCGTTGACGTGCAGACGCTGCATCACCAGGGTCTTCGGGGCGTCCCGGGGGTCGTTGACGCGGGTGGTCAGGGCCTGGTCGATGATGATGTGGGCCTCGTGGCAGCGCTTCTCCACCGCCTCCGGGCCGCCGAGGATCACGGCCTTGACGTCGAGCGGGTCGTCGATGACCATCTTGTCGCCGCGCTTGCCGGTGACCCCGGTGCGCAGGGTCAGGCACTGGCGAAAGCCGCGGGCCGTGTTCTCGAAGTTGCGCTTCTCCTGCTGGTCCTGGGCGAACACCCAGGGCTTGGAGTCGTGGCGCCGGCACCACTCGGCGAGCAGTTCCTGATAGGTCGGATCCTTGAGGGCAAGGCGGGTGCGGCGGCTGTCCCTGGTGGACAAGTCATCGTCCCCGGTGAAGAACAGGCTCCGGCCCCCGGGGTTGAACAGCCACTCGTAGGCGGGGGCCATGACCGAGACCAGGATGGACTTGGCTGTGCCCGGGGGGAGCAGGATCAGCAGCTTCCGGTACTCGGGATCCCCCAGCATCTGGCGGTGGAGGTAGTGGCAGACCACGGACATGAACGGGGCCCACTCGAGGTCCCGGGGCTCGACAACCGGCCACATCAGGCGGACGAACGCCTCGAAGGCGCCGTCCCGCTCGTGGCGGAGGGCCTTCTCCATCAGCCGCGCTCGGATCTTCGCCTTCCTGCGCCTGGCCTTCTCGGCGCGGATCTGCGCCCTCCTGGCCTGGCGAGGGGTGGGCTCCTGCACGGCTACTCCTCCACCCCGTAGGCCCCGTCCTGCTCGTGCAGGTCGATGGCGTCCGCGCGGCCGTCAGCCTCCAGGGCGGCCAGTTCTGCGTCGAGCTCGGCGTCGGTCTTGTCCTCCAGCCCGTGGGTGACCGTGACGCCTCCAGCGTGCTCCACCGTGCTGCTCTTGCCATGGCCGGTGCGGTCGAGGGCCATGGTGGCGAGCAGGCGAAGTTCGTTGTCGTCCATCGCTCCAGCGTCCAGGCGCTCCTTCAGTTGTGCCAGGGCCTGGCCTGCGACCTCCCGTAGCGTGCGCCTGACCTGCTCACTGTGCTCGTCCAGGGCGTCCTCCAGCGCTGCAGCAAAGCCGGGCTGTCGCTTCCACTTTCGGATCGTCCTGGGCACGACGCCAGCGAACTCCGCGGCATTGATGTTGCTCTCTCCCACGGCGAGGGACTCGAGCGCGAGCCGCTGTTGCGGAGTGAACCTCACGTCCTCTGGATCGAACCGGACCACCGGAAGACGTTCCTCCCGCTCCGTTCGTTCGTTCGTTTCCCGTTCGTTCGTTTCTCCCGCGTTCGTTCGTTCGCCGTTCGTTCCGTTCGCTTCCACCCCGTTGCGCCTCTTGTCGCGAAACACCATGGCCCGGAGCTTGGCCCGGGGATGCCCGGTGCGGCTGGTGACCACCGAGTACGGGATCGGCTTGGGATACCCCTGCCGCTTCCCAAGCATATCCAACACCTGGTCTCGTTCCTTGGCGGACATGCGGGCCATCAGCAGTACCCCTCCCCGCCGCCGTACGGGCCTTCATGCCGCCGGCCAAGGTCCGAAAACGTCTGATACTCCCCACTCCACCCCATCTCGACCGTCCCCTTCGGCCCGTGCCGGTTCTTGCTCACGATGACCTCGGCAAGACCGCGCTTCTCGGTGTCGGGGTTGTACTCCTCCTCGCGGTAAATGAAGATCACCATGTCCGCGTCCTGCTCGATGGCCCCTGACTCGCGGAGATCCGCCATCCTGGGGCGCTTGTTCTCGCGCATCTCAACACCGCGGTTCAACTGGCTCAACAGCAGCACGCAGATCTTGAGCTCCTTCGCCAGCAGCTTGAGTCCGCGACTCATGCCGGCCACCTGCTGCTCTCTGTTCTGCCGCCTGTCCTCTGCCTCGAGCAGCTGCAGGTAGTCCACCACGAGCAAGCCCAGGTTCGGCTCGCGGGCCTTGAGGCGCCTCGCCAGGGACCGCAGGCGCGAGACGGTACAGGACACGTCGAGCCAGTGGATGGGCAGGCCGTGTAGCGCCTCCGCCGCGTCAGCCATCCTCGCGTGATCGTCCGTGCGGCTGGCGAGGATGCCGTTTCGGATCGAGGTGGTGTTGACCCTGGCCTCGGATGCGAACTGTCGATCAACGCACTGCTCGGCGATCATCTCCTGGTTGACGACGGCGACGGTGATGTGCTCGGAGGCCTTGCGGGCGATGTTGAGCGCAAGGGCGCTCTTGCCCATGGCGGGCCTGGCCGCAAGGACGATCAGGTCCCCGCCCCGTAGACCTCCCGTCTTCGCGTCGAGCTTCGGGAAGCCCGTGGACGTCCCCGCCACGGCCTGGTGCATCAGGGCCGCGGTCCGCTCCGCCTTGAGCTGGTAGCAGCGATCCACCACGTCGGCCTGCGTCCGCCACTCGTCGCGCACGGAGGACCCGGCTAGCCTCTGCAGCGCCTTCTCGCCCTGGGCCAGCACGTCGGAGACGTCCTCGCCCTGATAGGCGCCCTCGAGCAACTCGTGGGCGGTGACGATGGCGCGGCGGCGGAGGGCCCGGTCCCGCAGGAGGGCGGCGTAGATCTCGATGTTCTGGGTGGACGGCACGCCCTCGGGCAAGCCGGAGATGTACGCGGCGCCCCCGTAGGTCTCGTGGCCTCGCTGCACGGCGAGATCCACGGCGACCAGGGAGTCGCAGGTGGGGCGCTCGCCCTTACCGTTGACCTCGGAGATCAGACCCCAGAGCTGTCGGTGGGCCTCGCGGTGGAAGTCCTCGCCGTTGACCTCGTCGCGGAGGATGAGCCAGCAGGAGGGGTCCAGGAGGCAGGCGCCGAGGATGGCGCGCTCTGCGTCGAGGGAGGAGGGGATCTTGCGTTCGGTCATCTGCTCATCCTCCATTCGTACAGCACCCGCGCCTCACGCTCCGCGCCCTCTGCGAGGCATCGTCGCTGGTGCTCGTTTCGTCGTCTCATCGTAGCCGAGATCCGCTGTCGTCTCCGCTGCTCGCGCAGGACCGCCACACAGGCATCGTGGGCGTCCCATTCGCAGGCGAGGCGAGCGAGGATGGCGGCTTGGTGGGCGGGAGTCATGGGGCGGTCCCGAACAGCCCGCACTGCCCATCCAGCAGCCCAGCCGATGGCTCGCACCGCAACGACGGCAGAACCGCCGCGATGTACTCGCGCCCGTCCTGGTCGGGCTCGATGCATGTAGCGTTCCACTGTTTGGCGTGGTATACTCCACCTAACGGAGGAACGATATGCGTCAATGCCAAAACTGTGGAAAGCCGATCAGAACCAGAAACGCCAAGCGGTTCTGTTCTCATGCCTGCTACGCGGAAAGCCGCCGCGGGTCGTTGGGGCCTGGCAACTTCAAGCCGGGCAAAGTCCCGGCCAACAAGCTTCCTGTTGGCTCTGTGACTTTCAGATCGCGCCCTGGGCGCAACCAGGCGGCTCGGGCGTGGGTCAAGATCGCTGAGCCGAACGTGTGGAGGCTTCGCGCTCAGGTTGTTTGGCTGTCCGCTGGGTGTAAGATTCCGGACGGTATGGTCCTTCACCACGTCAACGAAGACAGGACGGACGACAGGCTCGAGAACCTCGAGTGTCTCACAAAGGCTGAGCACCTCGCCGTCCATCGCGAGGACCACGCAGCGAAGCGCAGGGAGGGCCTGCTCCGAGCATGGAAGAGGCGGAAGGCTGACACTCATGCGAAAAGCCCCTCCTGAACCCCATCCGATTCGGCCTGAGCCAGTCGTCGGGCAGCGATCTCGAGGTATGCGGGCTCACGCTCGATCCCGATGAAGCGCCGACCCTCACGCAGCGCCCCAACCCCCGTGGAGCCTGACCCGCAGAACGGATCAAGCACGCGCGTTGCTCCGGTCCACTTCACGAGCTGGGCGCACAGATCAGCCGGCTTCTCTGCTCCGTGGTGGGCATGGCTGCCGTACGGCCAACGATGCCGGATCACAGCGGGCAGTGTCCTTGGGATGATCTCTGGATCGTGCTTCCAGTCAGGGCCACGGATGAACCCGATCATCTCGAAGCCAGCACGGAACGGAGAGCCGAGCCCGATGCTTTCACGGTCCCACACAAGCGCCTGAGACTGACGCCAGGCGCTCGCGGTCTGTCTGTCGATCCCACCAGCGATGGACCCGTGAAGAGCCGCTATCATCCTCCAGTCCGAGAACAGAAAGCCGCAGGATCGGCCGTCGAGACACGCCGAGATCCTCTCCCACGCACCACGGAACCAGTAACTCCAAAACTGGGTATCAGTCGCGGAGTCGCGCCCGCTCGTGTTTCCGCCCGCGGTCGCGTACGGGGGATCGCTTACGATCCCGTTTGCGCACACGCCAAGCTGAGGCAGGACGTCGAACAGGTCTCCACTGTAGAGCGTCCACCGCTCGCCGGAATCAAACGGCTTCATCACGAGCCTCCCACCACGTAGCGACTTCGTGGGCTGCGTCCCATACGTCGTCGGGAATCTGCTCTTCTTCCCAGTTGCTCACATCGGCCCATGCCTCCCCGAGTTTCGTTCGCTTCACCTCCCCGCAGTCGTCGTACTCGTCGCTGTTGAACCGAAGTTCGTCAGCCATCCAGCGTTTCATTTCTGTCCATTGGATTCTCATGCTTGCTCCATCGTCGGATAGATGCTCTCGGCGTAGGCGCGGTGAATGGTTCCGCGGCGGAGGTCGTAGCGGTCAGGC